CACGGCGCTCGGGCGGCAACGCGGCCTCGGCCTCCGTGAGCTTCACGAACTTCTTGGCGGCGGCGCGCAGGGCCGGGACGTCCGACTGGCAAAGCCCTTGTGACGCGATCCAAGCGTCGATGGCCTGACGGTGGTCCCCGATGTTGACGAAGACGTTCTGTTCGTGGGTGCTCATGGTTGAAAATCCTCCAGTGAAGTCAGTAATATAGTTCCGACCAAGTACGCTGGGCGTGTTGTTGCTTGGGAAAAGATCGTGCCAAACGAAATTGCGAAGCTACTTAGCCTTGGCTCGTTCTTTGTCCGCCGCGATCCGCTTGAGCGAGATCTCGATGTACTCCGGATTCAGTTCGATCCCCAGGCCCTGCCGTCCGTGGCGCTCGGCCACCATCACGGTCGTCCCTGCGCCGGAGAACGGATCCAGAACCGTCCCTCCCACCGGGCAGCCCGCCAACACGCACGGCTCGATGAGCGCGGGCGGGAAGGTGGCGAAGTGCGCTTCCTTGAAGGGACTGGTTGCCACGGTCCACACATCGCGGCGGTTGTGGGTTTCCAGTGGATACTCGCTCTCCGCGCGGTCCTCCCGATGCGTGCCGACGGTCTGGCCGGGGATCACCTGCGCGCGCTTGGATCCCTTTCGCTTGAAGGTGTCCGCCATTCCCCGCTGTTTCGATCGGCCGGTCAAATCGTTGGCGTTTGCGCCGACCGAGGGCTCCTGCATTGCCTTGTGGTCGAAGTAGTACTTCGGTGACTTGGACAGCAGGAAGATGTACTCGTGCGCCTTCGTGCAGCGGTCGCGCACGCTCTCCGGCATTGGATTGGGCTTCGCCCAAATGATGTCCTGCCTGAGAACCCAGCCGTCCGCTTGGAGGGCGAGCACCACGCGCCAAGGCATCCCGAGAAGTTGCTTTGATCGAGGGCTTCGGTACACCCCCTTGGCCGTGGCCGACGCCGTGTTCGCGCCGATGGCGGTCTGCTTCTCCCCGCCTCGCCCGTGGTACCGCTCGTTGAAGCCTGCGTGGATGGATCCGCCTGGAGCCCCGTAGGAGTCGCCTAAATTCAACCAAAGAGTGGCATCATCCCGCAGCACGCGCCGGACCTCGCGAAAGACTTCCACCAGCTTGGCGGCGTACTCCTCGGGCGTCTTCTCCAGCCCGATCTGCCCTGGTGCGCCGTAGTCACGGAGGCCAAAGTAAGGGGGCGATGTCACGCAGGTGTTCACCGACTTGTCGGCCAGCGTTGCGAGCCCTTTTAAAACGTCCGCCTGAATGATCTTCACTGCACTACCTCTTCACCGTGTTGAAAATTGTCCCGAGGAGGAAGCACACGCTTCCCACCAAGTACAGTCAGTTGCTCATCCAGCAATCGCTTCCCGGATTGCCCGCACCGCCGGGTAGTCCTTCCCCGGACGGTAGTTCCACCACCAAGTCGGGTACGGCCCCACCTGCACGTTGTGGAGTCCTGCGGCCACCGCCCAGTCAGCGGCCTCGTCGCCCAGGGCGAACACCGCGTCCCACGGGCGGGAGCGGAGCACGGCGGAGAACTCGTCCACCAGCATGCCGGCCGCGACGGTCTGGGCGTTCACCCAGTAGACGTCCTGCTCCCGCACGCCACCAAGCTCCAGTTGCTCCGTGAGCCACGCGGCCGGGCCGTCGGGGCGCGACGAGATGTACGGCCAGAACGGGGGCTGGCCACCCTGCGCCGGGCCGGAGCCAACCAGAAGGATCTTGGCCGCCCAGTTCCCGATCCCCGGCCCTGGGTTCGCTGGGAAGATCTGTGGGTTGATCCCGTGCCACGGTGCGCCGAGGATCGTAGCGGATAATCCGCTCGCGATGCGCTCCAGCATCCGGGACTGCGTGCCGGAGAGCAGGAACCCACGGTCCACCAGGACGGTGTCGTGCGTGCCGCGGGCGTGCTCGCGCAGGGCCTCGGATCTCCGGATGAACGCCTCGTATGGGCCGTACTCCTCCAGGGGGAGGAACACCGGCTGGAAGCCTGCGGTCACGATGGCTCCGAAGTCTTCGGCATCCAGCTTCCCCGAGACGATCGTCAACGCTCCGCTCATGCTTCATCCCCCGCCGCGAGCTGCTGGATCGCGTCACGCAAACGTAGCTTCGGCGGCGGGCTGACGAGTTGCTGCGCCTGCATCTTGGCGATGCGGCGAAGCTCCTCCAGCGTGCGGTCACGCCGGGGAGCTTTGTTCTCGCTCTTGGTCACTGACGCTTCCCGCCGGTGGTCCGTGTCGCCGTGGTCAGGATCGCGGGCTTCTTGGGCCCCTGGTCCTTTTCCTGGCGATCGGCCACGAGCTTGGCATAGCCCCCCACATCAACAAACGAATCGAAGTACTCCGCGTCGCCGTTCAGCACGCGGCCGACCTTGTGCTGGACCATCTCCAGCCCTTCCCGCACGTCGCAGCGCAGGGTGGGCCACTTGGCCTTCACCGGAGCGAGCGCGGCCTCCAGGTCGGCCACGAACTTCTCGTCGCCCAGGTCCTCCAGGAGGGTCCCCCGCATGACGGACTTGAGTGCCTGGGTGATGGCCGCGTGGCCGAGGAACTCGCCGTAGCGCGCGCCGCGCTCGGCCAGGGTGGTTTCGATGTTGCTCACTTCTTCACCGCCTTCGTGGTGTCCTCGGAAAGGTGCTGGACCGCGAGTTGGTAGATGGTCTGCGCCTGGACACGGCCCTGGAACGCCGCGCTGTCCTGGTGGGCCGCCTGCCGCCAGAGGTTGTTCGCCAGCGCCGTATCCGCACGGAAGCGGGTGAGGGCCTTGGCGACGCCAGAGGAGTCGGCCCCCGCGAGCGCCGCGGAGGCGACGAGCGCCAGGGTGAGGATGGTTTTCTTCATGGTTGGGTTCCTTTGGTTGAAGGGTTCTTGAAATCAGGAGGGGAGGGCTCGAACCTCCGACCTACGGCTTACCTAGCCGTCGCTCTACCAGAGCCGCAAGGGTTACAAACCCTCCGCTCTTTTCTGAGCTACCTCCTCACACGAAACCCCTCCGTTCTCCCGACCGGAGGGGTGCCGGACTCACGCCACGACGATCAAGTTCTCGGCGATGGCCCGGCGGATGTGGGCGGTCCCGATCTTCACCAAGTCCTGCGTGCCGTCCTTCTCGATGAAGTACACGTCGACGCCCAGGAGCACCTCGACTTTGGGGGCCTTCTTCACGTCGGCCACGAGGGCCTCCGCGACGGAGGCGCCGCCCTTGATCGCGGTGGCGACCTTGGTGGAGTTCTTGGTGGCGAGGATCGCCTTGATCGCGGCGGTCACGCCGGGCGACCTGGACTTGTAGCCCTTGATGACTTCCTTCGTGGCGACGACGGCGATGGACTTGCCGGCGTACTCGGAAGGGCGTCCGCCCTTGGCTTTGACGATGGTGGCGGTTTCGGACATTTGAGATCTCCCTGATCTTGGTTTCGTCGGCGAAGCTACGGCACCTCGCCGACTTCACCTTGTTGAGTACGGAATATATCTTGCCTACTTGATAACTGTCAAGTGGGTTTCTCGGTTTCTTCTGTGGAGGTCAGCCCTGCGGCTTCCCGTAGTCGTTGTGAGCGATAGCCCGACGGACCCTCTGCCACAGGGTGTAGGTCTCTTCGGCGTTCGCGCCCTCTATGTGGAAGCACACGTCTTCCGCTTCTATTTTGATGCTGAACTGTCTGGCGGGCTTAAGCCACTTCATGAGATCTCTCCTGCCGAAGGGGCTGCACCTTCCACAGGCAACTCCGTCGCGCCGCCCTTGAGGACCTTCAGGATCTCGATCGCGTGGATCGCCTGCGCCTTGGCGTCCTCCAGCGCGTTGTGGGCGATCACCGGCTTCACGAACGGAACGTCCGGAGCGAGCGCCCGCAGGGTCCGGTAGTCCCGGTTCGCACGGTGGCTCCACGGCTGGGGAAGGCCTGCGGCGGTGAATGCGTGGGCCAGAAGGACGTTGTCGAAGTCCGACCCGTTCCCCCACAGCTCGTCCACCTGCACGATGTCCTCGTGGGAGTTCACCACGCCGCCCGGGGCCAGCGCCCAACGCCCGAACGCATGGAGCGCCTGGGGCAGGAGCATCGCCTCGCCGGCGACCAGCCCCTTGCGGGCCTCGTCGGATTGCTGGAGCCACCACATGATCGTGGAGACGTCGATCGTGAGCCCCGCCTCGACGGCGGACTCCGGGTTGACGTTCGTGTAGAAGCCCTCGCCCAGGATCCCCGTCTCGTCGAAACGGACGGCCCCGATGGCGAGGATGACGGAGCCGGGCTTGGTGCCCAGGGTCTCCAGATCGAGCATGATGCGGTTGGTCACTTTTGCTTCTCCTTCTTGTAGTCCTTGAGCGCATCCAGGAGCGCCCCTTGGCTTTTCTCTTTCCGCCGTAGTGCGCGGAGGATCACCTCGTCCACCGTGTCCCTGGCAACGATGTGGTGGACCGTGACGTGCTTGTGTGTGTTCCCCTGCCGGAGGACACGCCGGTTGAACTGG